ACATTAAAGTGTCAAATGTACGACCAATGGTGCGATTTGTGGGCATTTATAATGCCAATGCGAGTTGATAAATGGGTATTCTTGAATACTTCTCTTGAAGAAAGCCTCAAGCGAATTAAGGTACGTAATCGTCAGGCTGAAAGCGGAGTATCAGTTGAATATCAAACCGCACTTTATAATAAGCACGTGGAGTTTTATAATGAACTCAAAAACCAGGGACGCTCCGTGCTAGTGATTGAACCACAATTGATGGATGATAATTTTATAACTAATTCAAATACTCTGGGTGCTATTGCTTCAAAAGTTATGGCTTTCTAGAATATCTAATTAAATAATGGCAAATAACAAAAAAAGCAAAAACAAGATATTAAGCAAAAACAAAATATTAGGCAAAAACAAGATATTAAGCAAAAAATTGATTTTTATAATTTTTTTAGATTAGAAAATATTAACACGACAGATTTCAAGAAATGGCATCGTATGGAAATCCCGTTCAACCGTTTCTTCTGCAAAGGTCTATTTCTATGCGGTCGGCGACTACTAGGGATGGATTTATTGTAATTGCTAATAAGCACTATGCGCATGATATTGAACTTGGAACATTGCAAGATGCAATTGATAATGGCTACATTGATGACAATGATGCAAATAAAGCTAAAGATATGAAAAACAAACATAATGAAATGAAAAGTATGAAAACACAATAACCGCAAACTTGATGCCGAATGCAATCCATACAATTCATACAATCCATACAATCAATAATGGGATTGATATATATATGATTAGTCGAATACGATGGTTATTTCTTTGTTGTGTGGTTTTTTGTTTTTCTTAATAAAATCTTTTTCTTGTTTTGTTATTACGTGATATACTAGATATTTAGTACCCTTGATAAATTTCTCACGACTTTGTAAATCGTGATCGTGCATTTTTAAGAATTGTCGCAATATTGTAATCAGTGATTTATCATCTAGGTTTCCTAGATATTTATCCCTTTTGCAGGGTATATAACATTCTTTGATTTCATTTTCAAAAGCTCGCACTGATGTTAGAGTATTTAAGTGTGCCATATCTAGCAATGTGAATTCTGTGGTATTATCATCAATATTACGAATGCCAAATTTGGGTAGCATTTTACTAACAAGTTCTAGAGGCGGTCGATACGCGAACAATTGATTTAAAACCATTATTCTAATTATGATTCTAATTCTAACCTATCACAATTGCTGCTACATTAGAATAAGAAAAATGGAATGCATTTTTTACCTGGTTATTAGCTAGCTAATTTGTTATCTAGAGGTTATGAGTTTTCCTGGTTTTACTAGAATGCTTTCTATGCAATAAACTCTGCTTCTTAGTTTTCTTAGAATTTATTTCTTTATCTGGAAATGAAATAACTAGATGCCGGAATGTAGTTTTGGAATTCTGAGACCAAGTACCATATTTATAAGTATCTATGATGAATGGTATTCTAGCCTGTTTTTTATAATTTATTATTTCTAAATTATAATTTCCTACATCGCCTAGAATATCTCGCATTACTTTTTTTACATTTTCATTGCTATTATGCCGATTAAAATATTCTAATTCCATTTTCTGTGTCTTTCTAGAAGAACCAGCTATTTTAATATTTTTAATCATACATTTTGGGAAAATATTATATGGTAGATGAAAAAAACCTCCAGGTTTAAGATTATTTCGAACATTTCTATAAAATTCTTTCATAGTATCAATATATTTGTAATCATTATTAGAATGAAGCATACCATATATAGGACAATGCACGCTTACAATAATATCATATTTACGTGGTAATTTATCCCATTCCCGATGTTGATGTTCATCTACCGAGCATTCCCGTTTTTCAATATAATCAACATTCGCAATGCCAAAGACTTGTTTTGCTTCTGCTAGTTCATCGGCATCATAAAGATTATAATATTTTGGATTCTTGGCAATAATATCACCACTTAGATAAACTGGTTTGTGTGTATGCTTACAATGGCAAGCTATTAGAACATTCATTTTCAATTAATTTTAAATTAGAATAAAATTTAACTAGAATAAAATTAAAAAAATAAAAAGATAAATTCCGCTAGGCTTTACCTAAACAGAAATCCAATGTATTCTTGTGATTAACAACTGGTTTCGACCGTTTCAATTTCAGTTCATTATTGGCGGCTTGCATTCGAGTTTTATCTACTGGTATGAAGGTGTTATTTAGATTAGTCTTCTTATAAATCTCCTCCAACATTGGAATAATGGTATTACACGGTGGGAATTCGACTCCATATGCCTTATCATTGGTGCCGGTGATATTACGGTATTCTTCAATCTCCAAAGTTCCACCAAACATCTTTAATCCAACTTTATCAAATGCGGGCACTATACTTGTATATTCCTTATACACCTTAAAATTCATTAGATTTAGCAATGCTACTTTCTCCCAGAGCGCATCATCATCCTGGTAGAAATGTAATATATATGATAAAACACAATTGGCAGAACAGAAATTGCCAAAAAGCTGGAATTTACCATTGGTGAATTTATAGGGAACACCCCAAGGCGTATTTTTAAAAGAATGGCAATCCCACAGACAAGGAATATCAGTTTTTTCAGGCCATTTATCACCATTCATACATCCACCTAAATGGGTTAATACATTGAATTTATCAGTATTGGTATAATACTTATTATTAAGAATAATATCAATTTGCCGCGATTCTTTATCTTTATCCTTTTCTTTTTCTTTATCTTTTTCTGTGCTAAGTATATTTTCAGAACCATTTCGATGGCATTGGCAATTTTGGCATCTATTAGAGCCGGGTACTTTCATATCAGGTCCAATATCATTATTGGGAACTGAACCATCTAATGGCACATTATTACATAAACTATCATATTCATCCAACTCGGGGCTATCACCTAGAAGAGAATAGCCTATATTACCACCTTTTAAATCTTCGGGATTATAAGGTTTAGGCGTTGTAATAACCGGATTATAAGGAAAAAGATCCTTGCCTAGATTAAATTCTTCATTGAGTTTTAGACAACTAAGAGGTAATTTAATAATTACATTATCATCTTTCTTATTATTGCGTGTATATTCATCAATATCGGCGGTTTCATATTTAAACTTATCTTTTGGTTTACGACCACGTCGCTTAGTTTTAATAGAACCATCATCATTATTATCATTATCATCATTGACTTCGTTGACTTCTACAATTTGACTATAGCCAACCATATCAACACCCGCACCCGCACCAATACCAGAGTGAACCGGTGCCAGTAAAATAGGTGTAGGAATTACTTCTAGCTGTTGTACTTCTTCAAGTTCAGGCTCCAATTGCTTATTCTTACGCGCTCGTTTGCCAGTTTTTTTAATAACATTTTCGCTCATATCTTTTTGAGTTTTTTTTTGATGAGATAGTTCTTGTTTATTAGATTCACTTTCCATTCTTCTAGCAATCTAGCAATCTAGCAATCTAGTAATCTAGTAATCTAGTAATCTAGTAATCTAGTAATCTAGCAATCTAGCAATCTAGTAATCTAGCAGTCGGTATAGTTTAAAATGCTAGAATCATTTTATATTAAAAAAATAAAAATCATATTTGTAGCAACTTAAAGATGTTCCTAGCAGCTTTGAGATGTTCCTAGCAGATTAAAGATGTTCCTAGCAGATTAAAGATGTTCCCAGCAAGACGGTTGATATATATTAGTACCACCCACTAGAATCTGCAAATTAGATGAAATTAAACGTTTAGAAAATGGTGCAGGTGCATTACATATATAGCATTTAGATTGGAGTTTAGTAATAGAATTACAATATGGAATTAGTTCTAGAAGCTTGGAACCATTACTAAATGGTTTTTGTTGAAAATCTCCATCTAGCCCATATACATATATTGCTAGATTACATTTTGCTTTCTTAAATAGTTTCATTATATTTAAAACGGTATCATATAAATCTGCAAAAAACTGCCCTTCATCAATAAATAGATATTTCTTATTTGGAAAGCAATTATTGGGTGCAGTCATATCTAGTTGATAAAGATTTTCCATACTATAAGAATCAATAACTAAACCATCATGGCTGCAAATTTTACCAATATCATACCTAGAATCTCGCGAATGATTAACAAGTAATATGTCAGTCATTGGAACACCATTTTGAATTAGTTCATTTACCTTAGTAATCAAGTTTGTTGTTTTTCCAGCAAACATAGGTCCCATTACAAGATGTAATTCTATGCTACTATTATATACGGTTCGTTCATCACTTTCGCTAGCCTGCATTTCTGGAATAAATATAATTATTTGTTTCTAATTTGTTTCTTATGTTTCTTATGTTTCTTTTGTTTCTAATTTGTTTCTAATTTGTTTCTTATTGTCTTTTATATTTTTTAATATTCAATTTTTACTTTTAGTAATAACTAATAAATAATTACTAATTACTTTGGATGCTAACTATTTTATCCGGACTAATAATCAAAGATGAAAATCAAAGATGAAAATCAAAGATAAAAATCAAGATTAAATATTAAAAACAAAAAATAGAAAAAATATGAATACAACAAATATGAATAATAAAAATAAATGAGTCATATCAAAGAAATATCAAAATATGCCAGAATTTACTCGTCATCTGAGTTTGCGGCTTCTTGTGTTTCGGTCTCTTCATCATCATCTTCAGCAGTTGCACCTTCAATGGCATCCATATCATATTCAGTAGTCTCATAAGAGACTGCACACTTACCCAAAGTAAAGTTAATGCTGACACCCTTGGGACCGAACCAGATATGGCGACTGTAGAAATCGAGAACTGTAATATCCAAGTCTTTATTGATTAAATCTTCAGTATTTTGAAGAGCTTTACCAGTCTCGGCATTGATAATCTTACCATCAAAACCTTTCGTATCTGAAAAGTAGATTTTTAGCCAAATGCTGGGGTCATACGTAGGCTTCTCGCCCTTCTTAACTTTCTCCTGGTCGGTCTTATTATAGGAATAAATCTGTTTAATCATTGGACGAGCCAGCTTAGCTGTCTTCTTAGCGCCTAGATATTCTTTGCTATTAGCAACTAGTAGATTAAATACTTCTTCATCAATGCTTTCAACCATCTTGCGAAAAGTAGGGTCGGAAAGTCGAATACTCATAGAATATGCTACATTATCATCTTTATCAAACTTGAAGATACGAGCCTTAACATTTTCAAGATGAATGCGTAGAGGCCGTTCTTCATATAGAATTTTGCAGAACTTTCCACCCTTATCATGCGTTTGCACTGGAGTCAAAGTTATATGCCCCGCAGTATATTCTTCAGCCTTTAGACCGTAGCTTTCACTATTACCTTCGCTTACACCAACAACATTAATTTGTGTAATCTCCATACCAAGACGATAAGTTCCAGCACCCAGCTTAACTTTGTGAATGTGGAAACAAACATCTACGATATTATTTTTAGTCAAAGCCACATTAAGATCACTCACATCAGAAACTTCTTCAGTCTTGCTGCGGCACGTGAAATCACGACTTAAAGTACCACCAATTGCATATCCATACTTGTCATTCTTGCTAACAGTAGATTTCAGCATATCGTGGCATTCCTCCACCGTAAAATCATTATCAAACCAGGCCTGCGCATTCTCATGCCCTACCTGTTCTAGATAGCTTTCAAAAGTATTAATCATATCAATAAATTCATTGTCTTTCAGAGACATGAAAATACTAAACTTATCCTTACGCGGCTTACCATCCTTAGCAGGTGCCGCTTCTTTTCCTTTGTTCTCAACCTTACCAAAGGTCTTAATCACACATCCACGGGCAACAACAAGCAACTTGTCATCGGCACCCACACCATCGCGTTCATAGTTAGTATCAACCCACTTTAAACCAAGCTCGGTGTTGTTCTTAACATTGCTAAAACGCACATTCTCCTTGACAAATTCAATAGGATTCAAAGGCTTAATAATTTTCTTTTTAGTGGACTGTTCGGCAGATTTGTGGGCAGACATTTTGCTAATCGGGAAAGTAAAGGCTTTAAAAAATCGGTTTTGTACTATGTTATAGAGTTATATATAAATCTTTAAGTTATTTTAAAAATCAATTTTTTATTTTGAATATAAATAAAATTATACTTTCTTGAAAAAATGGAAAATTAGGCAAATAATTTATTTAGATTTATTTATTTAGATTTATTTATTTAGATATATTACATTCTTACGTGGTGTGCGCTTCTTTATTATTACTATTGGATATCTAGTATTAAGCTTATATTTAGATAACTTTTCAGATACCTTTTTTTTATTATCACTAGACTTGGGTTTAGGACTGGATTTAGACTTAGTGCAATAATCTTTTGATGATGTCTTACTTCGTTTATTCTTTTTAATTGTTTTTCTTTTTATTCTAGATAATGTAGAAATCTTATTACTTACTATATTATTTTTTTTTTTGAATTTTTGATATAATTCATTGAATGCTGTATCATTTAATTTTTTGCTTATTACTGGATTACAAGTAAAAGGTGTGTTATCATTCTTTTGATTATTCTTGGATAACATATGTTTAATTTCACATAGAATTTGCCCTTGTTCTTTAAAAGTTTTATTAAAATCGAGACTATCTAAAGTTATATTTTCTGCTTCTTTTAAAATCTCATCAAGATCGATAGAAGTATTATTTTTTATAGTTCTAGAGTCGGTGCTTCTTGATTTAGCCATTTTATTTAATAGCCAGTAATTCTATTACATACTAAGATTTAAATATTAACAGGCTATATCCGTTAATTAGTTAACTAATATAAGTTTTAATGATATAGATTTTACTGATATAGGTTTTATTGTGATTACATTAAATATTACTAAATAATAAGTTTATAGCAACATTATATTATAAAATGCCAAATACTGATAATTCAAATACTAATAATTCAAATACTATTAATTCCAATGCGGAAAAAGAATTAATAACGGAACTTCCTAATTCTACTAATACTAGCGAAATATTAGCAGGCGGTTTCGAATTTAATTTAGAAGATGCAGGCAAAGCTGACGAAGATGATATTATTATGAATGTTGAAAATCCTCGTTCCCGTTCACATGAAATAGAAGAACTAAAAGAACTAAAAGAACTAAAAGAACTAAAAGAACTAAAAGAACTAGAAGGTGGTGGAACATCCACGCTTGTTGAATATAAAATTAATTACTTAGTATCAGATGACGAACATTTGGTAAATGCTGATAAGATTAAATCTACTGTAAAAAGATACATTGAAAATTATCAGTCTGATGCTATGAAAAAATATAAGCAACTATTCAAGATTGTATATCAAAAATATAGTAGCAAAAGATATTTAATAGATAATACTGATACTGAAATCATTGTAAGTAAGTTATCAGACAAGACTAATAAAGACTCCAAGATTGGAAAACGTGATATTGTATATGAAATATCCAAGCCACAATATATATTTTATAACAAAGACAATAATCTTATTCTTATGAAATCTATAATCAGCAATAAGAGATTAGAATTACAGATACATTATCAATCCCTAGTAAATAAACTAGATGTGCAACTAGAAGAAAAGAAACAATTTGAAAAAGACCGCAAACAATTTATTGACCTGCTAGAACGATATTATATTTACAATTTATATAATCATCGTATAAATAATATTTCTCTAGAAGGAAAATCTAATATTGTTATTCAAGAGGTACACGGATTCCTAAAAGATAATGCTGAAAAAACATTTGCACTAGATGGTAATTTATATACAATTGATAATGCCTTAGTAGATAGAATAAATGCGAATAATTCTAGCAGATTGAATATATATAATGACCTAATGATAAAATTGCAAAGTGCTAAATCTATTACAAGTACAACTACAAGTACAACTACAAGTACAACTACAAGTACAAGTATTGATAAAATTAATAAAACAGAAAAAGATAAGAGAGACAAACTAATAGATGAAATAAAAGAGTATCTTAAAAGTAATGTAGAAAATACGAAATTAAATAATGAAATTAAAGATGCGGTACAGGTTCAAAATGCATATGTAGATTATATAATTTACAAATTACCAAATAATTAACTATATTTGCTTTTTATTTTGCATCAAATGCTAGAAGTATTTGAACTAGCTCTTGTTTAGTTCCAGTTGTCTTAAGACCATGAGACTTTGCGATGTCTTTTAATTGTTTTACTGACATATTATTATAATCAGTCTTGGGTGTATCTATTTCAATAGTTTTAATATTTTCCTTTTGTAATTCATCATTCTCATTATTTTCTTGATTAGATACTGGTTTTTTAGTTTGATTGGAATTCCCGTTCAACAATTCGCTTAGATCTATATCTGCCACTTTTGCAACATTAACATCGGGTTGAATTGTTGTAATATCAACCGGTTCTAGAATATCAATATCATCAATATCCTGAATATCTTGAATATCATCTAGATTGAAATTGCTATTATGATTAATAATATCATTTGTTTCGTCAATGGGAGCAGTGGCAATAGATAATGTATCTTCTAGATCATCAAAAATTTCTGCATTAGTTATATTTACTGTATCTAGATTGAATAAATTATCTTTAGTTATTCTTTCATTGCTGTCGTTATAACTGGCTGATTTGCTAGATACTAATTTATCTACATCAAGTTCTTCGCAATTATCATCTAGATCTAGTTCATCCATATTCATATCAGTATCTAGGTTAGGATCGGCATCATTCGCATCATCTAGATTATCTAAATCGTGTAAATCTATATTTTTATCATCCGTAGTTGTCTTTTCTAATGCATTACCTAGCACTGGCGGATTACTACTATATCCTTCCTTATTGATTATTATATTATTCGTCGTTGTGTTGCCTTCTAGATTATCAACATTTTCTATATCTATATTGATAATTTTAGTTGGTGATAAAACATTCTGCTTAAGTTCTATTGATACTTCTCTAGCAATTTCATCATTTACATCTAGCTTATCCAATATTTCTACTGCAGAAAGGGAATTATTAGGTTGCTCGGTAGGTTGCCCGGTAGGTTGCCCGGTAGCTTGTCCGTTAGTTAGTGTTTGAAAAAGAACTGTATTTATCTTGCTAAAAGTTTCATCATTATGTATTTGCTGATTCATAAATATTTTCTTGAGATCTTCAACACGACACTTGAGTTCTTCAATCTCTCGAACTTTTGTAAAATTGGAATAAAGAAGATATAGACAACATAGACCTACTAGAACAAGTGCAACTAACATTAAATTTGAACTAAAACTATTAAGATTAAAATCCATCGTACTATATTATTTACTAACTTTAATAACCTTAATATGAAAGATGGTAATACTTAAGATAATGCTAGAATTATAAACTTTGGAATAAACGTAAAAATAAAAATATAAAAATCCTAAGCTAGGCGATTACGAAAGGCAATAACGAAAGGCGATAACCCTAGGCGATATTAATATTGTTTAGTGCCACTTTATATTTCATAAGTTTTTGATAGCATTTATCAATGGTTACATTACTGACTTGACATATTTGAATAATTTGGTATTTTTTAATATTTATATTAAGTCTATCAATAACATAGAATAATATAGAAGCAATTCGCGATAGGGGATTATGTTTATCTAAGTAATTATTGGATTCCACGTGTTCTAGAATTTTTTTACCAGCTTGATAAACCCTATCATCTAGGCCAAGTGAACTAATAAATCGATTTAATTTTCCAGTATAATTCGCTAGAATATCATTATGATGATTAGAAATTGCAGTAGCGTTATTATGAATATCATTATCTGATATTTCAACCTGATTATCATCTTCTGAATCATCCTCTTCTGAATTATCCTCATCAGTTGATTCTGAATCACATAATTCATCACCTTCTAGAGTATCGTGCAATGCCTTCTTACTATCTACTAGTGCTTTACCATCTTGTTTTTCCTTAAGAATGATATTATTCCAAATCTCTTCAAAGATTTTTATTCCACGACGTAGAGTTTTATTATTTTTTAAGCGGCATATCTTTGCGATTTCCGCACTATTCCGTGGACATCCTTTTAACTTACAGGCTAACGCAATAGCCCCGGCTTTCATACCATCTTTTTTAGTGCGTCGTGCAGCTTTAACTTCACTAACTCGTTTAAACATATGTTTAGCTTCTTCAATAACACATTGATTGAGCCCAGAGTTCATAGCGATTATAGTAATATTATTAAATATTTCCATTAGAGAGCTTTCTTTATAGGTAGTCGAATACCAACGACTCATATTACGAATGCGCTTGGTGATAAATGATTCGCGACCACCCCATCCTACTAAACCACCCATACTGCTTTTAGGCAAAAGCTCATTAGTTGGCATATCACATCGTGATTGATCACCACCTCGACTATCATCATTATTGTAATTGCGCCATTCTTGCCCGGCATCAATAACAGATTCTATTTTAAGACCACATTTGAGACAAACATAAAATCCATCAATTTCTTTAATTTTATAATTACTACATTCTATGCATTTAAAATTTGCTAAAGTATCATTTGAGTCTTTATAATTCGATGAGTCTAATGTGTTAGCTTTAATATTTATCTGATTTTGTATTTCTTTCTTTTTATTCCGTTTTTCATTAGATATCTCTAGAAGCATTTTAGAAATATCTAGCTCCATTTTATCTTCTATCCTCTCCATAAAGAAGTTTTATTTAATTTATTATTTGTATAAAAGAATTTTCAATTTTATAGCACAAGGCAAATATAATGGCAGATTGGATTGCTAGATTGCTAGATTGCTAGATTCATTAGGTTATATATATAAAGACTCGGCTTTATATTGAAGTAATAATGTGTATGTGCCAATATAAATATATATTTTTAATATAAAAGGCCTTGTTCTAGAAGTGTGAAAAATGTTGAAGAAAATTCATAAGACACGAGTGCATAATAATGCCCGGCGTGGAAAACGAGTAAATAAGAATATAAGACATTCTAGAAAACAAACAAAGAAAAATGCGCGTATGCATTTACATTCGCAAGATGGCGGGGCTGCTTGTTATAGTTATGATAATCAAGTACATAATGATAGAAATGGGGCAACTAATGAAAAATTCCAAGTGACGACATTCCGAAGTATAAATCAGGATGATTTAGATAGGTTCAAAATTTCTAATTATGTAAATAATAATATTGACTGGGGTATTATACCAAGACAGCCACCTACTGATTGTTGCATAATGTGAGCGTGTTATTATGTAGTATCCTTATTCTAGCGAGCATAGTATTTAATTTATTGTTTTAAGGTTTTCGGTTTTAAGGTTTTCGGTTTTATAATTACTTTTATTTTCCAGGAATCAACTAGAAAGAAAGTTCTAGCACTCTTTGTATTGCAGATGCCGGTGTTATTAAATATATTGCCAAATGTCTATTGGATGTATAATAATCCTAATGCATCCATACCTGAAGGTGAATATATGATAGAATTGCGTAAAGTACAAGAATTATATAATATCAAAACATTAGTTGAGCTAGATGGCGCATTTGCATTCTGGAATAAGTCAAACTCATATATAAATGAAATTAAAAGTGAAATAGAGAAAAATGAGTTTAGCAAATTACTAGCAATCTATAAAAAATTACTAGAGGCAATAAAAAAAGCTTACCTAAATAATTTGCCGATGGTTATATCTACATATAAAGCTGATTACGTAGATGTTGGTCTTGGTGTGTGGATTTATTTTTTTCATATTACTGCTGGGATGTCATTTGATAATGTAATTAAATTGCTTGGATTAAAGGTTATAGGTGCTATTACAATGTCAGATACGCTGAAAAAGTTCTTTGCATTTTTGAATATGAAAATATAAGACAATATATGATGTGATATGATGTGGCATACATATTAAATAATTTTACATTATTTATCTTTTGTTGTTTCCGTTTTATAATTTTATTGAGTAGATTTAATAAATAGCTAAACCAATACTTATATCAGTTCCAGCTGTTAAATTTGCACCACTTACTACTATTCGAACTTGCAAAAAGTCTGTTAATCGAGTGAAAGTACTACTAATTCCACTAAAACTAGCTATTTGGGTAGATGAATTTAATACCATTGATGCAAATGATGTTCCTAACACTGATGATGATGTAGATTTATATAATGTAACTGTTATTACCTGAGACCCGGTAATTGATTTGGATGCAGTTAATAATCCTCCAAATACTATAACATTTTGTATAAATGGAATACCTATTATACTTCCTGCAAAATTTGCAATATCAGAGCCAGGTTTAACATAATATGTTCCAATTGGTGTTGCACTTTCAGAGCCAGCCCCTCCAAAATTTATTTGTGAATTCAAATTAAAAAATAATTGTGTTGGCTCTGAGCCTACACTAAACCCATTACTATCACTTGTTCCATTTTGCAAATCTGTTGAATTAAGTAATAAAGTCCCAGCAGTCCTTATAATATCATATGTTGTTCCCGAAATCGTAGATGTTTTTACAGATGTGTATCCCGTAGAATTGCTAGTTTCCACTCCAACTAGATTAGATCCGGCACCAGTACAAAATATAGTAGCATCCCGGACAGAAAAGTAATTGGCACCTGTATTTAGAATACCACGATTAACACCTGACCCAGCCGATGTTGTATTAATAGTACTACGTTGAACGGCATTAAAAGATGATACAGTATTGCTAGATGAACCATTAGATAGAATACCATAGATATTATTTGCACCGGTTGCCGTGCTAGTGGTATTTATTACCAATGTTCTAAGTTTAGAATTAATGGTAGTGCCATCTGGAAAATATACATTTGTTAAATTTACATTACTACTGCTAGAAAGAGTCAGGGATACATCTTCTAATCGTGTATTTGTTCCCATAGTTATTAGTGTAGTATTAGCAACGCAATTGAGCTTTTGAATAGATACTGCTTGAAGATTTATTCCACGAACTGAAACATTACTAGGCAATGTAAGCGTTTCATTATACTGTCCAGGCAATATATAAACACATTCTCCCGATTGTGCTTTATTCAATGCATTACCAATAGTTAAAAAAGGTTGAGAATACGGGTTAGCATTTGCAGTAGTATCATTACCATATAGTTGGTCTACACGTAGAACATAACCAAATGGTCCCAATGGTCCAGTATAACCTGTGGCACCTATGGCACCTATTGAACCTGTGGCACCTGTCATACCAATTGAACCAGTGGCACCTGTCATACCAATTGAACCAGTGGCACCTATGGCACCTATTGAACCAGTGGCACCAGTTCTACCTGTCATACCTATTGAACCGGTAGCACCTGTAGCACCAGTTCCCGAAGATATAGGCCATGTATTACCATTACCTGAGTATTCTATATTCAAAATAGTGGCACTATTAAATTTTACAAGAATACTACCATATGTAGCATTGGTATTTAATAGAATATAATTTACTAAATCATATGGTTGTCCAAAGTTTGGATCACTTACATTACCATATGTAGTAATTATTTCTAATGTACCTGGAGAACCAGATATAAATACTACTTTTAAATATTGACTAGGTGATGGATATGGTGCACCATTAGTAATTTCATAAATATTAGTATCACTATCATCATCAGTTATATAATATGCAAAATTTGTATTATTATATGGTGAATTAATTTTAATGCCGGCACTCAATTTAGGACCATAAAGAATATTGCTATTTTGATTATAAAATAATTGCCCAAGTGTTCCTGTTGCTGAATCAGGCGGAGAATTACCTATTAAAATACCAGGACCCATATTTCCGGTAGCACCAGTCATACCAGTCATACCTATTAAACCAATAGCACCTGTCATACCTATTAAACCAGTAGCACCTGTCATACCTATCGAGCCAGTAGCACCTGTCATACCTATTGAGCCAGTAGCACCTGTCATACCTATTGAGCCAGTAGCACCAATAGATCCAGTAGCCCCAATAGAACCGGTGGCGCCTGTCATACCTATAGAGCCAGTAGCACCTGTCATACCTATTGAACCAGTAGCACCTGTCATACCTATTGAACCAGTAGCACCTATTGAACCAGTAGCACCTATTGAGCCAGTAGCCCCAATAGAACCGGTGGCGCCTGTCATACCAGTAGCACCAGTCATACCTATAGAGCCAGTAGCACCTGTCATACCTATTGAACCAGTAGCCCCAATAGAGCCAGTAGCACCTGTCATACCTATTGAACCAGTAGCCCCAATAGAGCCAGTAGCCCCAATAGAGCCAGTAGCACCAATAGAGCCAGTAGCCCCTGTCATACCAGTTGAGCCAGTAGAACCAGTATTATTTGTTGTACTTAGAGTATATAGTGTGCCTGTGGGTATTCCATTATTATCTAATTGTTGATATTGGATAGGACCAGTTGAACCAGTTAAAGTCAAACGAACGCCTCCACTTACTGGACCAGTTGCACCTGGAATAGTGGCTCCTAATACAATAGTGGGTGCAGCAAAACCAAATTGAGTATATATAATACCGTTAGGATCATTACCAATAGTACCAGTAGGACCCACTAAAATAGTTCCGGGCCCCATAACTAGAGTCTTAACACGAGAAGTTATTGAACCAATACTAAATTGATTATCAACTGATGGCAAGATATTACCATTAATTATAAGAGTATTACCAGCAAGCCCTACCGCATTAACTAATGATGATAATTTAAGATTACCTAGATAGATTGAACCAGTTCCAACGTGGATATCATTCCACCGGGCGCCAGTAGAGCCCAAATTATATGTTAAATCTGTAGATGGTAATAAATCACCTTGAAGCACTAAACTTGCACCAGTCGCACCTGTTGGATTATAAACCATTCCATTTGTTCCTACTACTGTATTCCCATCGTAATATAATATTGCACCAGTTGAACCATTAACAACAAAATTACCAGTGGCACCTTGTAAACCAGTGGCACCAGTGGCACCTTGTAAACCTGTAGCACCAGTAGCACCTTGTAAACCAGTGGCACCAGTGGCACCTTGTAAACCTGTAGCACCAGTAGCACCTTGTAAACCTGTGGCACCTGCTGATGTACTATTTAAAAAAATAACACTACCGGTTGGACTGCTAGATATATATGTACCACCAAATGCAATATTACTAAATATATCACCTACGTTAATTAAATTAAACTGCGCCCAATATTGACCGGATACTGGGGGCTGATTATATGAATATTCTAGGGTATCATTTTTATAATATAGAACGTTTTGTGGTGTTAGTTCAATTCGCCATACATCACTAGGGAGATATCCGCCTAATGACACAATTGCACCACCATTTACTTGAACGTAAACTGCTTGCAGCGAACCGTGAAATAGTAGTCCATAATATTGATTGAATCCACGTATTACATTTACACTTTGAAATGCATATGATGCTAGAGAAGTTTGAAAACTTAAACTAGCATATGGGAAAGTTTCCTGACTATTCACGAAATCAGGATTACTAGCGTTTGCAATTTTAATAATAGAATTTGTATTTGGTCTAAATGTAATATTTGCTGGTGTATCGGCAGTTAGAGTAAATACTCCTGCATTTTGTCCGGATGAACCTGTTGCACCAGTTGAACCCATTGCACCAGTGGGACCAGTTCCTAATGCCCCAGTTGCGCCAGTCATACCAGTAGCACCAATAGCACCAATCATACCAGTTTGGCCGGTGGGACCAATATATAATTCCGTAATTTGAATACGATTGGTATATTTAATATTTCCATTTGTTCCTCCAATATCTAAAGAGCCACCTGAATTTTGATAAGCATAAACTTCTATAAAATCATTAGGTTGCAATGTAAGCAAACAGGTACCTTGGCAAGTAGTACCATATAAATCACCTTGTAATGCAACTAATCCATATATATTGGTATATCCACCACTAGGGGGTGGGGGGCTAGCATCATTTAAAGATATATATGTAATCCGTGTATTTTGCCCGGATGTTCCAGATATTTCACTAAATGTAATTTGATATGCAATATTTATTTGAACTACACCCAATGAAGTATTAGTAATACGAGTCCCGCCACCAACTATCGAAATGGAAAGATTCATAACTCCATAATTAATATCATCAGTTTGGTCGAAGAGAACTTTTAAATATTGTGCATTTCCCACTGTTTGCGCTCCAGAACTTCTTAATGCTAGAATACTAGCCAAAGCAGTAGAACCTGGCAGACCAATTGGCCCAGTGTATCCTGTCTGGCCAATCTGCCCTGTAAAACCTGTGGGACCATATAGAGCCGTATTAATCCTCACAATATTAATGCGTGCAGTATTCTCTAGCAGGACTAATCCCAAACCAGTATTTTGATATATTTCTACTTTAAAAGAATCACCAGACTTAACTAGCAAAGATGACGAAAATGTAGCTGTGTGTTCCCCGGCATTTAGAACTAGTTGTTGATAGGAATATTTATCTCCACTCCAACTAGGTTGTATCCAAATTTCCACCACCCCCGCATTGCTTAGAATTAATTCCAATTCACCAGTAATAACAAATACACCATCTAGAACATCTGTATTTGTAAATATAGAATGTGTACCACTATCTAGAGATAATTCAATATCTCCTTGTGAAAAATAATTATCCATAGTATCCCATCCTATTGGTGTAATCACAGAATCGGGAATAGATATATTGCTAGAGTTAAAATATCCCAATGTGGCAGGAGTACCAATATTACCCATTGCACCAGTCATACCTTTTGAACCAGTTGCACCAGTCATACCAGTCATACCAATTGAACCAGTAGCGCCAGTAGCACCAATTACACCGGTAAATCCATATATATTTCCACCAGCATATATATCACTGTCAATATAAACACGGCTACCGGTATGACCGATTTTTAAAATACCGTGGACTGAATCTATCCAAAATAATCCTGTACCAGTCTGATGCAATAAATTTGTATTTATGTTATCTAGGTCAATATTAGTAAATGTTGCATCTTGTGTATGGGACATTGTATTTTATTACCTAGTTTAGATATATCCTGGATTATATATATCCTAGATTACTAATATGTATGAATAAATTTTTATTCAGCTAGAATCCACGCATACAAATATGATTATCTAGCAAACTAGCAACCACCACCAAAAACTAGCAACCTCTACCCACCCCAAAACTAGCAACTTCACCTTACACCAAAAAATATAAAAACTATAAAAACTATAAAAACTATAAAAACTATAAAAACTATAAAAACTATAAAAACTATAAAAACTATAAAAACTATAAAAACTATAAAAAC